CTATGAATTATGACAAGACAGCAATTCGCAAGCCTTCTCAATGTTTGGCATGGCCTGTCTACAACTGGGACATGAATAGGGTCCAAGTTTTAGAAGTTTCACACATTTCGTTGATACGTCAGTTTGCGAAGTATGGCTTGAACAAGAAGTACAGCAAAAACTTGCTGGACTGGGATTTCGAGCTGAGCAAGATCAAAGCTGACATGGTGCGCTACGACTTGTTGATTGTTCCCCGCGACGAGGACGAGCATGACGAGAACAAGATGGCTAAAGACTGGATGCAGGTCGAAAAGGCTGGCTTTGATTTAAACCGAGTGTTGATGCCAAAGGGTGATCCGTTTAGCGAGGGTTGAACCAAAATGCACGATCTTGTTACTAATGAAAATGGTGACATCCTTTGCCCTGTATGCGGTTTTAATTACCTGCATCTAGCTAAAGTCAATAGTCACGATGAGAGTGCCTCCTTGACTTTTTGGTGTGAAGGCTGTCACATGCACGGAGATCAGAGGTTAACTTTTGATAATTACAAGGGGCGTACAACGGTCGCCTGGGAAGAGGGCAAGAATCTTGGTCCTGTCCCTTTCAACACTTAGCGTTAGTTCTTCATCTCATTGGAGCGGGGGCCTTGCGCCCCCTTTCCTTTGATGTAAAGTAAATTTGGGAAAGAGCGTCTAATGACCCGTACAACAGAACTACCTGAGACAGTCACAGAGTTTCTAGAAGACGGTTCTGTCGCTGTCGTCGTTGGTCACCTAAGAGGTTGGGTTTCGAGCGCCCATTTAATTGAGCCAAAAGCAAACCAGCTGATGCGTAAGTGGCTGGAAGAGCAATCAGAAGCTTTATTAAACGAGGATTATGACGGAGACTCTTGACGCCCAAGACATCTTGGCATCACTACGTCGATGGCAGCTGGAACAAGATAACTCTGGCCCATTCAGGGTTTACAGAGATCAAGAAGGGCAGATTTATCATTCTGTCACCCATATTCTGAAGCACACAGCCCCACAAACCCAGAAAGATGCTTTGGCACGATGGTCCAAGAGACCTGGCAGTTCACTGGAGCGTGATCTTGCCTGTGACCGGGGTACTGTTGCGCATGAGCATTGTGAGTATGTACTCAAGACAGCAGCCAAGTTGGCCCGTCAGAGTGCCAACAAGAAGGGAGCGTGGAAGGTTTGGGATGATGGTTTGGCACGTCCTCCAAAAGCCATTACCACCTGGGCACTTAAGAAGTCGGAAAAGGGAGCGCCCAAGGTATCGTGGGCAGCCCGTGAGTACGCCAGAGGTTTATCCGACTGGTTGGTAAGTGGAGCGGTAACGGCCATTCATGCTTCAGAATTTAGTGTGAGCCATTCATCAGGCTTTGCTGGAACGGCAGATGCCCTGCTGGATACAGAGCTAGGTTTAACGATCTGCGACTTCAAGACAAGCGGTAGGCAGGAAGACAAGCCAGAAGCCTGGCTAAAGGACCATCAAGACCAGCTTGGTGCCTACAGCCTTGCTCTATATGAAAGGGCAGGCATCCGTGTTGCTGGTGGAGCGGTAATCATTGGCAAGTCCAATGGAGCCATTCAATTACGGATGCTTAGCGAGCTAGAGATGAGAGGTTGTGAAGTCAGGTGGCAGGAGCGTCTGGATCGTTACATGGCAATGCTTCAGATTGGAGCTTTTTGACTTGCCTTGTCATAGCTCTAGAGATTAAAGGAAGCAAATGATGACTGCAGTAAGGATCATTCATATATTTATATTCTGAGCAAACTTGAGAAGCAAGCTTAAGCACTTCTTCTTCTTTGCAATTTTCAAAATATGACTCAAACCATTCTATCTGCTTTTTTCTAGAAAAATTGTATTTTAGCGACTGACCAAGGGCAAAAAACAATCTCATCGTATTTTTATCCCTTGAATGATATATCCAATCTGAGACAGCAGCAAAGCATGAACTTATAAATTTTTCCAACTTGTCAATGTGCTCCTCGTACTTCTTAATACGCTTCTCATACTTTTTTGCATTACGTTTAGCGCATTTATTTTCGACATTTTCTTTAAGGCATAGCCTGCAATAAAAAGCAAACTTTTTTGTTATTAATATCTTGCGAGAAATTCTTTTGATCCAGTCTAAATCTTCGCTATCTCTTTGGTCATCCAAATAAGTCTCAAGATCTTCGATAAGAAATTCAGCCTCATACAATAAAATATTTTGCTGATAATAAGGTAATTTATAAATGTCTCTAACGAAAAATTCTTCTTGGTAATGGTCGCTGAAGTACGACAGAGGCTTGTAAGAATGGGGCATGGTAGTGTGATTGAGTTTGTTGGAACGGTGGAATGAAACTTGAAGAAGCGTTAGACCTTTGTTATCGCGGCAAGAAGAACGTTGCCAAAGCAGCAGAGGAAGTAGAAATCCCATTCATAGAGATGAAACGTCTACTTACTACATACATATTGGAGCGGCCCATTCATGGCGATTCATGGCAAGAAGAGCTAGAAGTTAGCTGGCCATGGTGTTAATCATCAAGATCAAGGCGGCCAGTCTTCAGGGCATGAAGGTAAGCCCGTTCTAACTGCGTAAGCCCTTTACTATGTTTTTTGTGGAGCGCAGCAACAGCCCTAGCTTTAGCTGCTGCCCGCATATCCTCTGGTCTTTTAGACCAACTAGAAAAGCTAGTCATGACCATTCAACCTCACTAATTAAAGCAGCCAATACTTTCAATGATTGAACACTAGAAAGCTTGCGTTGAGACCTACCCAAGGCAGCTCCAACCACTTCAGGATTCCCCACTTTTATATCGTGCTCCATTTCTTGCCCAATCAACTTAATACAAAGGTCTAAACGCTCTGAAAGATAGTTTTCCAGATGATTAGACGCTAATGCTTGCCTTCTGCCAACGATGACAGACAATAACTGATTAACGGCACGATCAGCTTGTTGGCGTGAGATTAGTTCTTGTTTCATTGATCAGTACTGTGGTGTTGGGTCGTAATTAATTTCGGCTTCAAGAAGCGGAATCACTTCATATTGAAGCAGCTCCTGCATTGAATGCGAAAGTTGTTGATCCATAAGGTGACGTTTACCGTCACGTTTGACGATAGCTTGAAGCTCCTTTAAGACCCTCTCAATCTTGGTTGATTCGTATTCTTGTTGTGGTTGCTGGGACGTCATGAGTGGTTGCGAATAAAGTTTTTACATTTGGCGACTTCATCGCCATCGATAACTTGATCAGGATCGCAAGAGTTAGACAACATCAAGCCATCACCATCTTTAATCGAGTTAAAGGTGCTGATGTAATAGCTGCTAACCAGGGACCCAGCCCTGGTTTTAAAGAAGATAATCTTCTCGGTTTTGCTGGTGTAACGTCCCAAGCTTGCGATTAGGAAGTCACCGGATTTGGTGTTGATGTTCATTAAACGAAGGTGGTTGGTGATGTGCTTTGTGGTGCGTAGCCGTTCCACTGTTTAGCCTGGTTTATGGCCTTAATTAAGCCACAGGTCATTTTGTCGTCACCAGTGGCTACAGTCACCTCTAAGCGGTGCTGAAGCATCGCAAGGATAGTGTCTGTATGCATTGGTTCAGAGGCTTCTTCTAGGCTTGGTCCGTCATCACTCAGCTGTATCTCAGCATGAACCGCTTTGATGTCTTCATATGCTGTGGTGCGTGACACCCCATACTTTGCTGAAATCATGGTTGCAATGGTCTGGACTTTGGCATTCCTTTCAAGAAAGGATCGTGCAAAGCTATGGCGGGCTTTGACTTCAAGATGAGTTGACATTGAAAAACAGGAAAAGTCGGAAAAGTCGGATGAATCAGAAATTTTTTGTTTTCATAAGTGTTGCAAGTTTTGCCAAACACAAATGCAAGTCTGCGATTTCATGCTCAAACCCAACAAACCCATCACAAATACATTTATCCAATTTTTCAGAAAGGACCGAATAGATATAATCTAATTCGTGAGCCGTGAGTTTTTTCATTTGAGGTTGGGATTTAGTTCTGCTGGTGTTGGTACGGATGGCAGGGTTTCGCGCCAAAGCTCCTCAGCGATTAAATCGTCAAGCTTTTGCCTGTCGTAGGCGTCAAGCTCCATTGCTTCGATGTCATCGTCTGATGGTGGCCATGATGGCTCCAATTCGCTAGGAAGCATAAAGTCGTCTGTGTTGTGGTTCATTAGTTTGTGTGTGGTGCGGTGGAATGTGGACCTGTTGAGTACCATGACGCGACCGATCCTGGTATGCCGCGATCGGCTAATGCTGAATTAAGGTCATCACAGCAATCATCTGCTTCATACTGAGACCCAACTAGGTGATAAATCACCTGATGCCCTTGTGTCTCCGTATATTGGCAAATGTGGAATACTTGCTCGGGTTGGCTCATAAGCTTGTGGTTAGTGTGGTTGGTACGGAAGACTGTTCTTCCTTGTGGCACATTAGTCGACATTTTAGAGTTCTGTCAACAGGCAAAAAAAAAGACCCTCGCGGGTCTCCTGGTCATTGTGGCTTGAAGTGTTTGGATCCTGTCCCATGAACCTCAACAAAAATGTCCGCCTTGTCTCCATCGCATAAGGAGCAGGTTTGACATTGCGTCTGAGATGCTTCAAGGGTTGCAGGGCACTGACGACCGGAGAATCCCTTGCTTCCCTTAGGCACCACTGCGAAGGTCTTCCAGCCATGGCTTGAAGCTTCAAGGTAGTCTCTCAAGCCATCACAAGAGGCTTGTAAACTACCTTTTGCCCATTGTGCGAAGGGTTCGCGCCATTGGTGCGTGTAGCCGGTATGACCTGCTGCAGCACCGTTGACAGCATGGAAGATCACAGGATCGATGATTGCAGGGTCGCCATAGGCGCCCCATCTAATTTTTTTGCCGCTTAGGTAGCGTTCGCCATCGGCAACCGTTAAGTCCGCTTCGTAGCCTCCCTTTTTGTAGGTTCTCCATACTGCCAATGGAGCTTGGCCAGGATTGACGTAGCAACTACGGGAACCACTAGCTTGTTTCCTGTGTCTGCAGTTGCCGCAGATTGTCAAATCTTGCCCTGTCGCTATTGCTGTGACCGGGTCAACGTCAGCCCTGAGAATCCAGACCTGTGACATGTTGCCGGTTTTCCTATTGCTGCTGTCAATCGTCAAGATGACGACAAAGGGCTCTCCATCAATTGGTGAGAATCCTTCTTGAAGAATGAAACCTTTAGGCTTTTTCATTGTGGTTAGTTGTTGTTGGTTGGTGCGGAAGACTTAAACTCTGCCCATAGCGAAATCATCCATAAACTCTGCAAGGTCACTAGCAGGGAGATGACCGGCCAAAGATCTCAGGATACGATCGGAGTCGCAGGAGTCCTCAACTAATTGTGCAAAGTCATCTCGGATTTCTTGTGACATGAGATTCTGAGATTCGTAAGGCTGATCAAATTGAAATGCCATGGTGTTGGTGCGGTTGGTTGAGTGTGGTTGGTGTGGTTACTTGTGCCACAATACAGGATAGGATCCGATATTGCAAGACATAAAAAATGCCTGGCAGATGCCAGGCTGTTCGCTTCAGTTGGATAGGTAGCGAGCATGGATGCAGTATTTAGCATCACCTACCCAGCTCGACATACTGACCAAGCGGTGATAGTCAGGCTGTGCTTTGCAGGTGTTAACAGCGAGGCGGTTCAGTTGCTTTTGACCTGCGACACAGCCTAAAGCCCCTAGAGCAAGGCCAACTGTCATCGATAGGAACAACTGAGTGTAAAACGTTGTGGTGCTGGTGTGGTTCATGGTGGTTGGTGTGGTTGGTGGGTAGCTTTTTTGATTCGTCCTGATAGCGGCATCTGAAACGGCTGAAACCGCGAAAACGCAGCTGAGCTAGGATGAGTCGCGGCAGGGCTGAGAGCGGATAAAGTGTTTTCGCTCTCAGTTCCCAAATTGTAGTCTATTTGTGGCACAATTGGAAGACCCAAAGGTGAAACAAATGCTACGTTTGCGTGTGACGCTTGCAGTGTGCCAAATGTTACAGCCACTGTGTGTGACAGCTGGCCACTGGCGCAGGGGGAGGGGTTGCAGTTCGCTTAGCGGCATAGGGAGCCCCCATACCCCAGATATATATTGCCCATTTTGTTGATTCTCAATAAAAAACCCCTTCTTGCGAAGAGGTTATTAAGTCAGTGGGGGGGAGGGGGTTGATTAATCCCGCTTCTCTTCAATCCTGATGGTCAAATCAGGAGCCTGAATATTGACGGTTTCAACGGACTCGCCAATAACACGCCCAATGGAATCCAAAACTTGACTTGCCGTTTGCAATTGCCCCTTCTTGATCGCCTGATTAAAGAGTTTGGTGCGCATGTGTTGCAGGCGAGGCAACATATTTTCGCGTTCCTCTTTCCAGTCGGCATCAACCAGAGTTTTAACTTCAGCCCAATCGCGCCAGGCGGTCGGAATACTGACCTGTTCTTTCTCAGCGTGCTCGTAGACAAGCGCTCTGCCGGAAAGGCCTTCTAATTGACGGCGATAGAGCCGTCTAATCCGAACGTCTTTTTTTACCCGTTCGTTATTATCGGCTTGAGACATGCAGATCCGACCTTTTCCAAGATCTTAACTGCTAAAGCGCCTCATAGTCTTAAAACAGGGGGGTAGGGGGTTGAAAAGCTGTGTAATGTGGCATTTATGAGCCAAAAAACAGAACCAATCCAACTTCGCTGGGCGCAGGGCCAAGTATTTTCCTGCGACAAACGCTTTCGCGTCCTAGTAGCAGGACGTCGCTTCGGCAAATCCTATTTATCTTGCGTTGAATTATTGCGTGGAGCGATAAACCGTCCTGGGGAGACATTTTTTTATTGTGCGCCAACGTATCGGATGGCAAAGGACATCGCATGGCGAGCACTGAAGAAGCTTGTACCAAGGATCTGGATCAAGACCAAGAATGAGACGGACCTAAGACTCGAACTAATAAACGGATCAACAATCGAGTTAAAGGGAACAGAGAATGCAATGGCTTTGAGGGGTCGCAGCTTATCCGGTGTAGTACTGGATGAGGCTGCCTTTATGAGTTCGGACGTATGGTTTGAGGTGATTCGGCCTGCGTTAGCGGATAAGGAAGGCTGGGCATTATTTATTTCAACACCAGACGGCACTGCTAGCTGGTTTTATGACTTGTGGTGTTATGTACCGGAGGACGTAACAAATTTATGGCAACGCTGGAGTTATACAACAATTGACGGGGGCAACGTTAGTGCGCATGAAGTGGAAGCAGCTCGCGCCCAACTTGACACAAGAACATTCCGTCAAGAATTTGAGGCCAGCTTCGAGAACCTTACCGGCCTAGTAGCGGTCAGCTTTTCAGACAACAACATATCTACCGAAGCCAAAGACATTAAAGTCTTGCCGTTACTACTGGGCGTTGACTTTAACGTTGATCCAATGAGCGGCATTTGCGCCGTAAAAGACAACGACACTTTATATGTCTTCGATGAGATTATGTTGCGTGGTGGAGCGACAACTTGGGACTTTGCGGAAGAGGTTACGCGACGATATGGCGTTGACAGGAGAATTATTGCGTGTCCGGACCCTACAGGTGGAGCAAGAAAAACAAGTGGTATTGGCGTAACGGACCACACGATCTTGCGTCGTAGCGGTTTTACGGTGCAATCACCCAGAGCACCATGGAAGATCCGAGACAAGATCACAGCCGTCAACACTGCCCTACTTGATGCTGCTGGAACGCGAAGGACCGTAATCCATCCACGCTGCAAGCAGTTAATCAAGGATTTAAGGACATTAACTTACACGCCAAACACGGGTCTACCAAACAAGAATTTAGGAGTAGACCACGCATTTGACGCATTTGGCTATCTAGTTCTACAACAATTCAACCTTGCAAAGCCAGAAACCTTAGGCACTACATCTTATCGGTTGTATTGAACAGATTATTTAACGTGTTTCCAAGTTCTACCGACGATTGCATTCCAAGCCACTTTTTGAGATACGTCCCAAACAAGGCTGCATTCAAAAGAGCTAGCCCCTTCGGCTGCGTATTGTCTCATCGCGATAACTTTTTTGTTATCTAATTTGGAGTTAGGGTGTTTTTCACCTGAAATGCGCTCGCAAATTGTTTCTGTAAGTTCTCCTAGGGGTTGTGTTGTTACAAATTTATGAGAGCAGGCCAAGCATGTGTAGTAGCGCCGAACTTCATCTGGTCTATTGCGATAGGTTTTTGTCATGCGAGTTTTGCCTTCGCATTTTGGGCAGTTCAATGTAGTGATTGATTGGCACGAAAGGCTAGAATAGGGCAAAGCTAAGCGTTGTCATGCCCCAAGGAGCTGGAACCTACGGAAGCAAAAAGGGCCGTCCTGCCAAGAAGA